CTGTCCAAGTGAAGAACTTGGAATTAAAGGTTTAAATCCTACTAATACATTTATTGTAAATGTATCAGGAAAAGATATTCCTGCAAGAGGATGGAAAAAACTTTATAAACCAATAGAAGGTAAGGATTTATCTACAGGTAATTATGTAGATACTAATGATGGTTTAGCTATTGCAGGTCTAATTTCCATACTTAATGAAAAGAAACCTCAGATTACTAATTTAGTAATTGATGATTTTCAATACATTATGGCAGATTATTACATGGATAAAGCTAAAACTTCAGGCTTTGATAAATTTGCTGACATTGGTTATCAAATAGGTCAAATCTTTAAAGCTTTAACTAAGTTTAAAGGCAATATTATTATATTGACTCACCCAGAAGAAGTACAAAATACTTATGGTACAACTTATAAAGCTAAAACTGTTGGTAAAATGATTGACCAATATATTACTATTGAGGGTAAATTTGATATAGTATTATATGGTCATCAAGAATTTGATACTAAAACTAAAAAAGTATCTAAACAATTTGTAACTAATTTTGATGGCAGATATCCTGCTAAATCTGCACCTGGAATGTTACCAGGATTAATGATAAATGATTTAGGATTAGTCATTGAAATGGTTGACAAATATTATTCAGGAGAGTAATTATTTATTTTTTCACTTATTAAAAACAAAAACAATGGAACAAATTAATTTAAAAATTTCAGAAGTATTAACTGATTTAGACAATGGAATGACAAGAAATGACATTCAAGAAAAGTACAATTTGTCAACAAGACAATTAAAAAGTATTTTTCAACATCCTAAATTAAAAGGAAAGAAAACTAAATCTATTCAAGTTTTAGTAAATCTTGTAGATGATTTAGAAGTAGAAACAGTACAACAAATTAGTGAACCAAATTATCAAATTATTTAATTATTTAAAATTTTATTTATGTACGGCTATCAAAGTGATGACAAACAATCTTCTTCAATGTCTTTTGGTTTAAACCAAAAAGTAAATCTTATTAAATTAGAATATAATCCAAATGGAGGTAAAGACAATACTCCACTAGAATGTTTGGATATATCTTTTGAATTTCCTGGTGGAGCAATTAGAAGTTGGAGACAATTTCCTGTAACTCAAGCTATTGATAAAGATGGCAACAAAGTTACTGATAAAAATTCAGCAGAAATGAAAGCAGCATTTAATGAGTTTAATCAAAAACTTACTCAATTGATGAAATGTTTTGTTAGTGAACAAGATTTAAGAACAGCTTTATCTACAGTTCATAATTTTAAATCTTTCTGTGATGCTTTAACTGATTTATTACCTAAAGATTTTTCTTACAAACCTATTGATGTTTTCTGTCAATACCAATGGCAACCTAAATCAGGTACTGATAAAAAGTACATTGAGATTCCTTCTAATGTAAAACAAGGTAAAGTATTTACTGAAACTGTAGAAGGTAATTTTAGTCCTATTGTTATTAAAGATGGAGTAGCTACTTATCAAGGTACTACTTATACTTGTCAGGTAAATGGTAAGAAAAGTAGTGTTGAAATAAATGGTAAAACATTGGAATTTAATTCTTCTACAGGATTAATGTATGTTTCAGAAAATGATTCTACATTTGTAATTCATCCTGTAACAAGAACAGAATGGTTTGTTAAATCTAATTTCTACAAAGATTCTAATGAAGAAGTAATTCAATCTTCATGGGATTAAATCTTTAATTATGTATGGCTATCAATCTGATGAAAATCTAACTATTGAAGAACTTTTTTCTATAATAAATCAAGAAAAAGTTTTTAATCATGTATTAGGAGAATTTAATACTGATACATATATCACTAGTCCATTTAGACAAGATGATAGCCCTGGATGTTGGGTACAATGGAGAGATGACAGATTATATTTTACTGATTTTGCAAATACCTATGGTAAAGTAAATTTAGATGCTGTTGGTTTAATTCAACAAAAATATAATCTAAAACTTAAAGATGCTATATCATTTATATATGATAATTTTTATGAAAAAGATTTTCATGATAAACTACTCAATATAAAAAATGATATTAATTCAAAAAGTTCATCTTCCATTGTAACATCATCTAAGTCAGATATTGAATTTTGTCCAAAACCTTTTGATGAGTATCATAAAAAATATTGGTCACAGTATGAAATTAGTTCTGCTAATTTAATAGAGGATAATGTTTTTGCTACAAAGTGGTATAAGGTAAAGGGAAGTATTTTTACACCTTTTCCACAAGAAACAACTTATACTATAAGATTTCATGATGGAAGTGTAAAAATTTGTAAACCAAAAGCAACTGAATTTAAGTGGATGACCAATACCACTAAAAATACAATAGGTGGTTCTTTATCATTTCCCATCTTTGGTACAGAATATTTAATCATATCAAAGAGTTATAAAGATTGGAGAGTGCTTACTAATTTAGGATATACCTCAATATATTTTCAAAATGAAGGAATGTTTCCAAATATGGAAATTCTATATTATTATCTACAAATGAGTAAAAACGTAATTGTTTTATTTGACAATGATGAAACAGGTAAAAAAGCATCCTTAAAATTAGTAGAGTACATCAACAATTCATATCCATTTAAGGCAACATCATTAACATTGCCTACACAAGAAAAAGATCCTGCTGATATTATAAAAGCAGGAAAAAAGAGCCTTTTAATTAATTTTTTAACTTTTTAATTTTATTAACAATGAGAACAGTAAAAGTGTATTCGACATCCACAGGTTTAAAATTAGTTTCTTCAGATGCTACAACTTGGGGTCAACTAAAAGAACATTTATTTAGTCAGGGAGTAAATGTTAATTTTATGAAAGCAGTAGAAAACAAAACTAACACTACTTTAGAATTAGATGATGCAAGATTACCTGAAACAGATTTTGTATTAATGTTATCCCCAGAGAAAACTAAATCTGGTTCTTCTTATCTTGAAATAAGAAATGAAATTAGTGTATTAGTAAAATCAAGTGAATCTGCTGATAGATTCTTTAATAGTGGTAGAAACTATACTACTAAAAGTAGATCTGAATTAGAATCATTATTGTCTGCTTGGTATGAAAATCAAGATGAACAATCAGATAATGCTTATTCATTTAATACTATTGAAAAATGTATTACGCATTTAATGGAGACTAATGAATATGATTTGAGAACAAATGATTTTGAAAAAGCATTTGAATTACTAAGAGGTGAAATAACTGTAGAAGATGAGATTAATGCTAATCTTAATACAGAAGAAGCTGAATGGTTATCAAAAATGAGACATAACCTGTAATAGTAGTTTTTGTTTTTTAAAGAGTGTCTTTGTTTAAAGACACTCTTTTTTTATTTTCTAACTTAAAATATATTATCATGTTAGAATTTGATTATTTATCTAAATTAAATTTAGATGGAAAACTTAATATAAATAAACTAAATAACATAATTAATTTAAAATATAAACACAATGATTCTTATAAGAAAATACATTTTCCATTTTATCATCAGTTATTAATAGGTGCAATAAATTCAAGAATAAATTTTGAAAGCACTATTGAATTTGAAACAGATGAACTTGAAGAATTTGAATGTAATATAGATGGCAATGTAAAATTAAATACTTTTATTAATTATAATGGAGAAAAATGGTATGTATCAAGTATATGGGATGAAGATTATGAAAATGATGATGGTGATATAGACATAGATAGAAAATTATTATTAATAAGATTAGTACCAAATCTTGTATTTACTATTCATTTTCCATTTTTTATTATCAGTAACACTAATAATGATCAAAAACCTATTTCAAATTTATTTGTAAAATTTAAAATAGATAAACATGGTTCTATAATAGATAGTCAATTACAAGGTTTAAGAACTAAATTTACTCATTCAGAAGCAAAAACAGGTTATATACATTCTCATTTACAATCAACTGGTGTTTATTCTGATGCTTATAAATTTTTAGATAGAGTTACAGAATTTAAAAGGTTTTGTCTTGGTAATGGTACTCCTGTAATTGCTAATATGGCATTATTACAAGATGCAATACTAACAAAATCTAATGTAGCAGAATTATTTGAATTATTTTTAAGAGTAATTGAAACTACAGTTCAACATGAATCATTAGAAGGTGTACCTTATATAAAAATAGGTGTTGTAAATAATGCAGATAAGGAAATAAATAAAAGACCTAATGATCCTTTTCATTTAGTTAAACATGTTAATGCAATTGTTGAAAATTTTAATTTTAATCCTACATGTATTTCTAATATAGTAACTGTTAAAAACAATAAACTTAAAATTACTGATGATTTAAGTTTATTAGAAAAATTTATATTTGATGAAGTGCCAAGAGCTTATTATTCAGAATTTCTTATTGTAACAAGAAATGGTCAAATAATAACAGATACTTTACCAAATATTAGTTTGAATAAATATTTTTTATTCAATGGAGTAAAATATTTCTTTATCATTGGAGATAATAATACAAATAACAATGATGTTATTGGTTATGTTCTTGACAAAAACTTTTTAATTTATGCTAAACAAATTTTGGAAAAAAGATTTAATGAAATCTACTCAGCAACCCTCATTGAAGAAACCAGATTCTTTAATTTCTACAAATCAACCAATATTGAGGAAACCTCAACTCCCTTTTAAGAAAATGGGTGACAAATTAAATGTGTTTTTAAGTGAAAAAGCATTTAATAAAATGAAATTTTTATGTGAAAACATTAATAAAATAGAATGGTCAGGTTGTATTGTATATAGCATTGAAGGTTCTTTAACGCATAAGGAAAGTATTCATATTGAAGTGCATGACTTAATTCCTTTAGATAAAGGTTCTGCAGCATTTACCTCTTATAGTTTTGATGAAAGAGTATTAAATTTTATAGTTGAGAATAATTACTTAGAATACAAAATAGGTCATTTACATTCTCATCATACTATGAATACATTTTTCTCAGGAACAGATTTAGAAGAAGTAAATGAAAACTCAGAATTTATTAAACCCTACCTTAGTATTATTATTAATAATAAGTATGAGTTTTCTTGTAAGTTGGCATTTAGATTAAAAGTATTAGGGTCATCTGTTTATGAATATCAGGATATAGATAATAATATAAAAGAAACTTATACTAACGACAAAGATGAGTATGTAGGTTATTATGATTGTGATGTAATCATTCCTAAATTATCTATTAATGATGAAGAGTTTATGAAACAATATGAAAATATTATAAAACCTAAACCTGTTGCAATTGTAAATAAGAATTATCAAAATTATAAAGGTTATCAAGGTTATCAAAGTACATTGGATTTAGATGATTGGATTAATTACAATACTTCTTATGGTTGGGAAGGTTTTAATGATAAGTCTATATTAGTAGATGATTATCCTAATGAAGATTTTATAGCT